ATAACCTGTGTTCCTGGTTCTGGTGCATATATGATTTCATCTCCAGTTTCAAATGGAACATCTGCTGCAAAAGAAATAATACTATATCTGTTTTCTACACTATCGTATCCTTCCCAGTTTCCAGAAGCAATAGAAGGATTTATCAACTCCGCATGAATTCTATCAGAATCTATAGTGTAACTAGGAAGAGAACTAGAAGCAACATAACCTTCTCTCTTTGATGATGCTGATTTAGACTCATCTACGATATATGCATTATTAATATCTGTTAATAACTGTTCTTGTCCACCTTTTACTGGAACAATTGAAGATTTTACTTTATTTTGCAATCTTCGCACATCATATAATAAAAGAGGGTCAAGAGTAGGAATACTACCGTCAAGACTGATAGATGAAGCAGTTGTATCAATACTATCAACAATTAGAGAGCTAGCAACAAGAACTTCGCTGTTTCTACGCAAAATTTCAATTTTATCACCAACTTTTAAACTGCTTTTTTCAATAGTACCAACAAGGGTAAATATGGATCCAGCAAAACTTAAAATTTCGTATCTAGTAGATGTATTGTAAACCCAACTATTAAAAAACACCTCTTCATAGGATTTACTGATAACTGGGTTGGCAATATAGCGTCCTAAGTTCTTTACCTTGATAGCCGAGGTAGATTTTAAATTTCGGAGAGGTCTGCTAGTATTAAATTTAGAAAGTACACCAGTTAGACGCATTTCTACCTTTTTAGTAGAATCTCCACCCTCATACCCATAAACAATGTTAAAAGTAGATACTGTACTGTTGTTTGGTATCTCTATACTAACTGGAGGAGCAACATCAAAGAATTGATTGATGCTTTTTGAGTCATATGTAAATGTCTGATAAAATGATGTGCCAATTTCACCAACTTTGATTGTACCAGTGCTAGAAAACCCAATTGTAGAATCTACGGTAATAACAGACGCACCAATACCAATTATTCCAATATTACTACTTCGTCCAGGTACTACGAAGGTACCATCAGTCAAACCTCGTTCATCAAAACCTGTAAAGAGAGAAAGTTTGAAATAATCGTCTCTAATTAGCGATACTTCAGAAATAGGACCTGACGCTTCGTTTAATTGAGGGTTTGTTGGATCATTATCTTGGAAAAGTGTCTGACCAACTAATTCTTGAGGATTACCAGATATTAATTGAACAGAAACAGTCTTTCTACGCAAATAATTCGCAAAAGATGGTTTTATTAGATATTTCTCTAAATCATTGATTTTTGGATCAACTCCAAACAGTGCTTTGAAAAGAATTTTAAAAGATGCACGAGTTCCCTTTGCTTCATATAAACTTCTTGCTTCTTTTATGAAATTATTAACATCTAACTGAGGTGAAAGCGTTACTCCCTCTAAACCAGGAGCATACATCGCTTTTAAATTCTTATAAAATTCTTTTAAGAATAAAGAACTAAGATTTACTACATTTGCACCAGTAGTATGAATTCCAGCAATAGTTTGTTGCCATACTAATTCATCTGGGTCGTTTTGTTTGGAAAATGTAGAGATTCCACTAAAACCACGCCAAACACCAGTAAAACTATTTGTAGTTACGCCACTATAACTGCATATTTCATTATCGATCTGAAAAAGACCATATTTTTGAGGATATCCATCAGTACTATCTACTGTAACTGTAGTATCTGTTGATGAAATAGTACCAACAAGTGTAGTTGTACCTCTTATTACATCAGTAGTTAAATTATCAACTTTAATATACGCATCAATATTCTCCGCAATGTCTGCAGGTCCACCTTGGAAGTCTTGAGAGATATAATACTGTTCTAAGAATTTGGAGAACAGAGGATTCTCTGACTTAGCAAATTCTGGTATAATTTCGCTAACGACTTGATAAGTTTTTACCCTAGGACTTAAGGGAGAATATGTTTCGATCATTCTACTGTCTGATTAGCGATCCGTTAGAGTAACTAGAGGTGACTTTATATCCTATGCCAGAAATTTGCTGACCAGATGATATTGTGTCTCTTACGATATTTATCGTAGTATTTGACATGTCCAAACTTAAGTAAATGTCCTTTAATCCTATAACATCGTTAGATTCTGGATATGCCTGAATTTCAATGATGTCATTATCCTTAACTGTTGATGAAATGTTGATAGTATTGAGTATTACTTCACCTTTTACATAATCTACAGTACCAGCATTAGGAACAACAACAACTGCATCCTCTGATGCGGAAGTAGCAGGTTTAAATACAGCAATATCACCCATAATACCATTAGATCTTGGTATATCAGTAAAATACACTTCACCTTCAACACCACTAATACCAAATCCAGTAGATTTGATAGTTCCACCACCTGTTTTTACATTAAATTGATTACCAAAGCATAATTCATATTGAGCAGACTGATTTATGAGTGCTTTTAGGTCTCTACGAATAGTAACCTTCGTAATATTGGAAGTAATTGCTGAATCTGTCTGATCAATGATTCGTTGAGACTCAGAATACTTAAATCTACCACCAAATGCGTTCAAATTAGCAGATCTTCCGTACTCAGTAAGAGATGTACTGACTTCTGCCTTAAGTTGGTCTTTATCATCCATAATACTGTTGTTATAATAGACGAAAGAGTCCAACTCTACATACAAAATCTTTAAATCTTCAATTCGTTGGTTAATTCCTGCAATTGCATACTGTTTTAAGTCATTCAGTATGTTCTGCTTAGTAAAGTCAGATAAGAATGTACCATTTTTAGGTTTTATACTTAAAACTACAGTTCCAAACTCAGGAGGATCCAATTCCTCACCACCAACAACAGAAACAGACTCTGTATTTGGATAAACAGACTGAACTATTGCTTCATAATCCCTAGGTGTAACCGCCCTGTTCTGTGCGGAGTACATTCTAGGTGCAAAATATCGTATAGAGTCAATTGCTTCGATATCAGTACCGTTTCTAGCGGTCTGACTAGCAATTACTGTTACATTGTTTGTAGATGAGAGTGAATTTCCTGCATCATCTACTATATTTCCTGAGAAAGTAAAGAATTTACCTTCATTCCCATCCTTACCATCAGTTATAATGTAAGAAATATCAATTTCATCACCAATTTCTAGTTTTTTACCAAACAGACCATCTCCAAATAGTAATTCATAGGTCTCATTCTTAATTTCTTGTATTAGATATACATTTGAGACTGGAGTAACCTCAATAATATTGTCAATTCGTGAAAATGATAGTCCTGCAGACGATCCAGACTTCTTAACAGTTACTTTAAGTGAGTTTAAATCAATAAATGAGTTGTCGAGAATGAATCTTTGATCAGAACTACCATTTACAGTAAATTTTTTAGTTAAAAGTGTACCTTGATAGACAGTTAATCCAGAAAATTTACCAGTTCTAGGAGAATTATTACCACCTATCCCTCCAGAGTCCAAAGGACTGGTTACAGTTACATCTTCTGGGACTGAAAAAGTATAACTTGTGTTGCTTACAGCACCAACTAGTGCCAAACCTTTCTTTAAAGTGACAGTATTACTATTTCCTGCAAATTTAAACTCAAAATCAACCACTGCTTCAGCAGATCTTCGTGATCTTGGTACATATCCTATGTTTCTAGCTAAAGAAACAACATTTTCTCGTAGTGTTGCTGAATCCAAGAAGGACTCATTAGCAACCATATTACTATTAAAGGCAGTTATATATGAATTATACGCTAATATATCGACAATGATCGACATATTTGACCCTTCAAAGTCAAAATCCTTAAAATCAGAGTTAGCTCTCAGGTAATCCTTTACAGATTCCTTGATTTCAGCAAAATTTAAGTTAGTAAATTTAGTAAATGGCATTCCTATTACCTAGATGATTCCAACATGAAGTCAAATTCTTGACTTGGGAAGTCCTGTCCTACAATATCATAAGCAACAAATACTTCAAATGTATTATCGTTGGGTTTGGGTTCCACTCTCACTGCAGTATTTGCAATACGACCCTCGAACCCCTTTAAAACATCAAAAATTTGCTGAGTTATGACACTTGCTGTACCATAATCAACAAAATCAAATAAAGATCTAGTCACATCTGTACCAAGATTAGACTGAAAAGGTCTTTCGCCACCTATAGTCTGGATTAAATTCCTTACAGCTCTCTTGATCGCATCCTCATTTTTAAGGACTCGTACATCTCCAGAAACAGGGTGGGGCGAAAAAGAAAGATCTATATCTTTAAATGCCTTGGAATTAGATTCAGCCATACAGCGGCTCTAGGTATCTCGATTATTTATACCAGTTTCCGTAAGATATAGATTTAATCCCACTCCTTAGGATTATAAGCAGGGTCAGGTTCGTTAAAATTATTATCTTTTGTTATCTCTCCTTCTAATAAATCTGACAACTTCTTACATCTATCTGCTGCTAATTGGTGATGTGAACCTCTACTTCTAATAGCATTCATTATACAGTTGTATATGTCATACTCATCTGCGTCTGAAATGATAGCATCATAAATTGCGTCATCCAATACAGATAACGCATAGTCCTTATATTCAGTATCATCACTAACTAGGTGTAGATGATTTCTTTTCTCAGTCATTGTTTGCCTCAATGATTGCTTCTTTAATGACACTCTTAAGTTGCCTTAGTTTCTTTTTACCAAGACCTGCTCTAGTATCGATCTTTACCTTTACCCAGTATACTCCTGCTAATACTAACAGGAAAGGAACTGCTTCTGCCCAAGAGATGTTGTTCCATGCTTCGACTACATTCATTTGCCTTGCCCCCTGTATGCCTTACGAGCAGCGTTTCGGGCGGTGCTAGAAAATTTGGAGTGCTTACCTTGTCCTTGTCGAGTCTTTTTGGGTGTCTTTTCAATCCAACTGCCACCTGATAAGTTTGTGAATACTTTAGCCATTAATTTCTTTCATAGTATGTGATATTGTTGATGGATCTGGGTAGGAAATCTCATAGAAAGATTGAGCATAGTCGCTCATCAGATCCAGAAAGTCAGTCTCACTTATATCGGTGTGCTTCTCAACTCCACCGATATAGATTGTGTAAACTGTCTTTGACATTAGATAACTCTCATCTTCTCGTGACCTACTCTCACACGAGGATCGCACCATATCTCGAACCCTGCTTCTATAGCATCGAGACAGAAACTCACATCTTCTCCACACATATCTTGAACATCGCCTGATTCAAAGACTTGCATCTTAGGAGCAAACCAAGGATACTTAATGCCTTCGTTCTCAAATACTCCTTTCTTAATCAGTGTCCATCCGAAACCTGTATAGTCTACAGTGAATGGTTTCTTTCTCTTAGTCATTGTCTCACCTGTTTCGTGATTCATGACTCCACCATTGTTACGGAAGTCGCCCTCATCTAACCAATGAGCAACACTAGTAGTACGACCATCTTCAGTCATATACCAACCAGCAGCAATATCTTTGTCCATAAGAACAAGTTGTAAGAACTTCTCAGTTCCGTAGACGATATCACTATCAATCCATAGTTGGTAGTCGTAGTTTAACTTACCATCCCAAGGAATCTGGTCTGGTCCTCTTAAGACATTTGCCCCAAGACACTTACATCTAGCAAAGTTAACCATACTAGAATAGTCTTGAGATATTTGAATACTCGCCCCATGCTGTACTAAGTCAAAGCAGAGTTGAACGAAACTCTTCAAGAACTGGAATGAACATCCTCTACCAGGCATACAGAATACTATTGCCTTTCCTTTTAACATCTCCCATGCCTTGTCGTAGTCCCATTCGGGTTCGGCAGTTTTCTTTGGAGTTTTCGCCTTTACAGTAAATCCTTTAGCCATAATGAATAATGTACTTCATATATTATAACAGATTATATAGTCACAGTCAACGACTCTTGTTTTAATCTAGAAACACTCCGTCACTTTCTACAGTCATAGTTATTTCCCCATCCTCATACCAATCAAACTGGTTGCATACGCTCTCAGGCAGATCTAATACCAACTTATCCTCTGCATGGTCATACCTTATGGCGATTTTTATTTTTTCAATATTTTTTTTCACTAACGAATCCTGTGGTTCGCTTTTATATATTGGATTATTTTTTTATAGAGAGATATAGCAAGGTCGATCTGGGTCGTTTATAGCTTACAAAGGTTCCTTCGATTTAAACGCATCACAAGGGGGCACGATAACATATAACAACGAAACAACTGTGATTTTCGATGTTACATAGTGTCAGTAATTACAATAGTAGTTATTACTTAGTGTCTCATAATATCCTGTCCGTGGGTAATAATCAAGGTCATCATTATA